CTTCGGTGGTGGGGGCGGCGAGCAGGCTGTCAAGCTCAGCGGTGAGCGCGTCGCGCTCTTCGTCCAGCTTGGCGGCCAGGGCGCGCAGGGTGTCTGCGTACTTCATGGGGGCCTCTTTCGGGGGCTAGGGGATGAGCAGCGCGGCGAGTGCCGTGGCTCGGGCCAGCGAGGGCGACATGCCCTGCCGGGTTTCCTGCTCCGTGCCGCCGTCGGCGGGCCCGTTGCTGGTTGTCGCACTTCTGCCGCCGTCGGCGGGCAGTGATGCGAGAATCTTCTCGACGACCTGAAGGCCGGCGCGCTCGGTGAACCGGGCGACAAAGGCGGGGTCGGAGATGAGATGTTGGATGAAGGCGTCGGACCCGGAACGGACACCGGACGTGGCGTCTTCGTAGGCGGGGAACGTGACGGGTCCGAATTCGTAGAGGTCGACGTCGGTGATGGTGCGCTCGGGGAGCATGTCGGGGTTGTGGTCGCTGGCACGCTTCGGTTCGACCCATTGCTCACCCGTGACCCGGAACCGGAACGACGCGCCAAGTTGCTTGGCTCGCAGCGCGGGCAGAAGCTCGTTCACGTAGCCGGTGTCGAACAGTTCGGATTCGTAGTAGGCGCCGACACCCTTCTCGGTGCGGAGCACGTCGGGCGCACCGAGGGGCTTGTTTCCGATCGACGGGTCAGCGCCGTGGTCGTACAGGACCCTGATCTTGTCGCCGCGCTCCTTGAAGGTGCGGTTGAACGCCTTGTCGCCAACACGCTCGAGGAACCGGCCCTCGTACCAGGAGTCGATCTTCGTCCACCGGTCGAACACGGCAAAGTGTCCGAACATGGTGCGACCGTCGGTGCCACCTTCGGCGCGCAGTTCTGCTGCGCCTTGGTCATAGCGGGCGCGAACAAGGTTGTCGGTGGGTGCAGTCATCGCATCCTCCTATGTGGGGCTAGATCAGCAGAAGAAGCTCTTCGTCTTCCAGAAGCAGATTGAACGGGTCGGGGTCATAG